TCATCCTATTCCCTCCAACTGCCTCATTTTCTTTTCGGCTAAAATAGCTCGTTTAGAAAATTCAAGAGCATCCTTATAACATTCTTTCTCCTCACAGTACCGAGAGATAATCAAGGATAGATCAAGAACACTGTCTAAGTCATTCTTTTCTTGAAGGAAATGAATATAACTCAAACAATGCTCAATCGTTTCGTTTTGATTATCTTGAAGAAGTTTATAAATGATGTTTATTTTAGCCTCATACACTTTATTCTCTTTTTGGTTTAAATTTTCCTGTCCTTTTTTGTAATAATATACAGCCTTATCTTTTTGGCCCATGAGGAATAACTCTTTTGTGACCATGTAAAGAGAGTTAATGTAATAAACTGATTGTCTCCATTCTTTGTTTCGGATTGCTTTTCTTAGTGCATTAAGGCAGTCTTGGGATCTATTTGCTGCTGAGTATGTAATACTTAAATTGTGATGGATTTGGGCTTCGAAAAATTTATCACCAAGCTCTTTTGAAATTCTAATCGCTTGGAAATAGGCTTCTTCAGCTTTATCAAACTGGCCTAGATCAGTATAGTTAGTTCCAACAACCATCAATGCAGTTGCAAACTTTCTTTTGTAATTTTCATTCCCTTTATAAATGTTGAGAGCGTTGTTTATATAATTTAATGAAACAATACTTTGCCGTAGCATCATGTACATTGACGCCACTTTAGAATAAAATTCAGCAGCTTCAATTTCATCCGGAATGACAGATAACTTTTTCTCTGCGATTTTAAAAAGGCTTATGGCATTCTCAAAGTTTCGATTATATGATTCGTATAACGCTTCAAATAAAAAGAAATAATACTCTATCATGTGATCAGTTTTTTGAATTTCTTTTGCGTGTCTTTTATTGAAATATGAATGCTTAGGGAAGTCTGATCCTTTAACTTGGTACATCATCATTTTATGTCTCTCTTCAAGCAAAGAGTAATACATCAATACCTCTTGATCTTCCACCATTTCATCAAACAGAGCTTTAACCTCTTTAAAATATTTCTCGGCAGCCTCAACATCTTGCTGTTTTATAGCGATATACCACTCATTTAAGATATTAGCAACATACTCAGAAGCAAGTTTACTCATAATAAACCCCTCTTTCCGTCAAAATTCTAAATACTCAAACAAATGTTAACACACGTTTAACATTTTATGTCATATATAGAAATAATTTTCGACATAGCGCAATTTATTTTTCGTTATGGCGCAAATTTCCTTTAGGGTAATTTTTACTATTTTTCAGAATGAAGAACTCATTAAAAAATGAGTCTGCCGAACTTAATACTATGCGGCCAGAATTCAACTGAGTTAATAGTGCCTATGTAATTCGAATCATTCTTGTAACTACATATTTATTATCAGCTTCTCTCTCCTAAACTATGGTAAAATCCCTGTGTTAAATTCCATATGAAAGGATATGATCATGAAGGTATTTGAAGCCAAAACACTGCTTTCCGAAGCTGAAAACCGTGCAAAAGAATACAAAGATTTAAAAAGTAAAATGATCAAATTAAAGAAAGCATTCAAAGCTGTCGCTGATTTAGATGATAGTGAGTTTTCAGGTAAAGGTGCAAATAACATCAAATCATTTTATGAAGATCAGGCCGGCATTGCTGACCAATGGATTGATCTAATTGAGATGAAAATATCATTTTTAACGAGTATTCCTGGTATCTTGGAAGACGCCAGCTTATCAGATGCCTACATAGAAGAATCCTTCCTAGAGCATGAGTTGGCCAATGCTAATTCTAAATCAAAATCCATCATGTCAGAACAGAAAAAGGCCATCAAAGACATATTAAATGAAATACACGATGTCCTCCCCTTAGATGTTTTTTCAACGGAAGATTTTAAAACTGAATTATCTTCTGCTGAGAAAAAACGAAAAAATACAGTCGAGAAAATAAGTGAAGTCGATGAGAACCTAACGTCAGAATATGCCTTATCAGAAGCAAATGAACAAATGATTCAGGCTGATTACCAAGCACTCATAAACGCAACAACAACAGGCAAGAGTGCCTCTCCCATCCACTATAATGCCAAGGCTTATAGGGACAGTGAAGTCCACAAGATGACTGAGGATGTAAAAAAACAATCGACTGATTATATCGCCTTTAAAGATCAGCAGGCCGAACAAAGAATGATAGCAAAAGAACAGGAGGAGCTTGCAAATAAGCCATGGTACGAAAAAACGTGGGATGTTGTTTGTAATTTTACAGGGGAAGTCTCCGGATATTATGATTATAAAAGAGCCGCCGATGGCGTTGATCCTGTAACCGGTGAAAAGTTGACAGAGGGCCAACGTGTAGCAACTGGCGCAATGGCTGCAGCAGGTTATGTGCCCATTGTGGGATGGGCAGGTAAATTAGGCAAAGGTGTAAAAGCTGTGTATTCAACTAGCAAAGCGATCTCCAAAGCAGACAAAGCGCTTGATGTCTATAAAACGCCTAAGACATTTCACGCTCTTCAAAACTCCAGCAAAGGACTTTACGGTCTGGCATCTGCAAACGGTTTTAGCGAAGCAATAACTGGCCGGGATATGTTTGGGAATAAAATTTCTGATGAACAACGACAAAACAGCCTTAATCATGCGTTATCGATGCTTGGCGGATTCGGTTTGCGTGGAGTCAGCAAAAACTTAAATGTGAAAAATTCTGATATTCCTAAGAGACCATCATGGCGACAATCTGAAAAAGATGTTGGAAAAGATTATCCTGATTACAGTGAACAAAAGTCATTTATAGATGGCAAAGAAGTCCCTTATGGAAAGAAAGGCAGCTCCCGTCCGGACTTCTATAAAACTGGGCATAGTATAGAGGTTAAAAACTATAAGATTACTACACCAAGTGGGAGAAGTAGGTTAGTAAACAATGTTTCAAAACAAGTTGAAAAACGACTCACTGACCTTCCTAATAATACAAAACAATCTGTAGTCATAGATATTAGGGGCCAGTCAGTTTCTGAAGAAATAATGGACGACTTATATGATAAGATAATGAAAAAGACTAACGGAAAAGCAGATATAAAATTCAAAACCAATTAGAGGTGAGCACGTTGGCTGTAGGATTTAAGGTTAAATATTACTGGTATCAAGTTGGGCATGGAGACTTCTTACATTCATTTTTTTCAACCGTAAGCTACCATTTAGAAGAGCATGGTTGGGGATCGAAATATCCGCATTTATTAAATGAGCTTTATCAAGGAAAGCTTGAAAGCAAAAACATTGATCCTGCCCTTGAAGAATTAGAAGATATAAAAGAGAAATTGAAAGAGTACAACCCTTCACAAGTCATTTGGGATATTGAAGATGTTAGCAAAAGGCCTCCATGGGGGGATAACATAAGTGAAGAAATCACCGACTTGTCTAATTATTTTGTTACGAGTGATGGGGAGGATTTTATAAAGATTTTAAAAAGTGCGCTTGAAAAAGGGAAAAAAACAAATTCAGAAGTGTTAATTGATAGTATTTGAAAAAAAGGCCCTGACTAAAGGGCCTTTTTTATTTTAATAGGACTTCAAGTTTTGCTTTTGTTTTCGGTCCGTAGATACCATCTGCAGATAGCCCGTGCATCAGCTGGAACCGTTTGACTGCGTTTGCTGTTTTCGGACCATACACGCCGTCAATGCCGTTATTCTTCGCCCCTTTGTCTGGATAAAAATAAAGAGACGCCAGAGCATTTTGAATACGCCTTACGTCATCCCCTTTTCGCATAGGGCTTGTTACTCTAATGACACCAGAGGGCAGCGCATATGACGTTTTTTTGCTGCTTGGTTTAGGGGTCGAAGTGCTTGAGCCTGTGAGCTTTAATACTTGGTCGACCTTGATCATGTTTGGGTTTTTGATACCGTTCAAGCTTTGCAGGGTTGCCACACTCACCCCGTGCTCTTTTGCAATTGCGGAAAGAGTATCGCCTTTTTTGACTGTGTAAGTGCCCCCAGAAGCTTTAGGCGCAGACGATGACGATTTAGAAGATGCTTTCCCGCCCAGCTCCTTCAATTCTGCTTCAATGGCTGCCTTAACCTCATCCCATCTGCCCCCCGACAAAATACGGTGCGGGCAATACTTGCCGTTCCAATCTTGATGCTTGCGCACACGATCAATACCCCAGCCGCGCTCTTTGAGCAGCTGCGCCACAAATTTAATAGCCAATTTTTCAGCAGCGTAGTATTTAGCGCCTCCCGATTTACTATAACAAATTTCGACACCGATCGACTTACGGTTCCCGGTGCCGTTGGTGCCGTCTCCTGTGTGCCATGCGTTGCGATTTAACGGTAGCCCTTGAATAACCTCTTTGTCATCAACGGCAAAATGAAAGCTTGTCGAGCTAGTATTTCCGATCATATAGCTGATTTCATTGGCAGCTGACGCGTCATTCGCTGTATTGTGGATGGTGATGTATTCAGCGTCCATGTGATTAGGGCATTTCAAAGCGTATTTAGCTTCTGATACAAGATTCTTTTTCACTGTGATTGTCATAAGTGTTCTCTCCTTTATTTTTGATATAGAAAAAGCCGCTGGGTTACCCAGCAGCCTGTTCATCCTTTTCATTTGTTTGGTCATTGTCATTTTCGATTACATGAAGCCGGTCAGTAATGGCAGCCGGAATCTTAACGCCGATTTGTGCAAGGTTCTCCGTAATGGAAAGCCCCTCATTGGCAATATAAAAAAGAACGGTTCCAAATGTCAGGACACCGTTCAGATTGAGGATTGTATCTACGATATTTGCCACAATGACCACCAGAAAACTGAGCATTTTTCGGACATAACCGAACCAAGCGCTTCGGCTCCGCAGCTTTTTGAATTTCCAAGCCTTAATCACACCAGTTATTACGTCGATAATGCTTAGAACTAGCAGTAAATCAAGGTACTTCACACCCCCAAATAGGTAAACTCTCGCTAAATCCAACGTTTCAAAATTAATAAACACAATCGTTTCCTCCATTTCTTTCGACCACCTCCTTAGAGGCAAAATAAAAACACCTCAATGGGTGTTGGTTAACTTCCTAAATCTATGACAACTGGCTCAGTGGCTGGATAGGTCAAGCCAGTAATTTCTTTATATTGTTCTTCTGTGATTCTATTTAAGACAACAAAACGGGCGACGTCAGCATTTGTGTAATACTGTCTTCCCCATCCATAAATAGTTTTCACATTTGCAAACCAATCCATTACGCTTCCCCTCCTTCGGCCAGCCTTAATAACAAGTCCGCGATCATTTTCGACTGAGACTCTATCAAGTTCTGGGCTTCAGCCAGCTGCACCATGATTTGGGCGTTTTGAAACTTTAATTCATCTAAAGGTGACGGAACTCTTCCTTTTTCAACTTGTTTTAAAATCTCATCTTTTTCTGCTTGAGTTGCTACTTCTGACCATTTTTGCTCTTCGGGGTGAAACATAGGTTTAATGAATGATGGAGGCTGAATTGTTGTGCAATTTTCAGGAATTACATACTTTCCATCCTCTCCCGGCTCTTCAATTGGAACCGGCTCGACAAAAATAAAGTTCTCATCATACCGATAAACCTGTATCATGCAGTACCTCCTTCTTGAAACCCGATGACGACATCAATATAGTATCCGCCGCCAAGCTTACTTGAATCTGTAGGGTCTGGATATTTGATTTTTAAATCTCCGTTTTCATATACAATGAGGTTGGCCGTCCCACCTGTTCCGCTAAGTGGAACTGTTACAACTGCCCCACCGATTGGAGCATATGTAGAAGGAATTGAGCCAAATATGATTTCTGGTTCTGTTTTCACATGCCCACGTAATAACGTTAAAGGCCCCCATTTTGCATAAATAGGTGTCCGTGTTCCGGCTGTTGCACCATTCTTTAAAGTGATGTTAGCGTATGAATACAATAAGTCATCTGTGTTTAATGATCGTTTCCACCCCTGCCAATACGTTGTGCTGCCGTCATAGTAGTTTGTAAAGACATTATTCTTGTAATCTGTAGCGTAAACCCATCCATACATACCTTTCCCATTAGAAGCAAGGCCTGTAAGATGAAATATTCCTCTTGTTGAAACTGTTGAAGGAGCATTAATCGCTTTTCCGTGCGCGTAGAAAGTACCCATTGTCCGGCCCTGATCAACTATTTTTTGGAGTATGTCCTCTCCTTCATTTGCGGCGATTGACACACCACCATGATCTGCGGTAATTTTTGATAATTGAGCACGATTCCATTTCGTACGCTCAGCTGCAGTAATGTGCTTAACATTGTCCGCAGCGTGTTCATCTGTGTAGGCTTTTGCGTCAACTAACGCTTTATCAGCTTTACTTTTCGATCCCGATGTCGTCTCCTTTGCGTTCCATGTCGTTCTCTCGTCTGCCGTAATGTGGATCGTTTTATTATTCGCGTGCACGTCCGTGTAAGCTTTAGCGTTGAGTTCGGCAACATCGGCTTTTTCTTGAGCGCCGACTTTGGTTTCGATGTTTTCAAATTCATCAAACTTCGCTTTTATCTCACCGAGAGTTTGGCTAATTTGATCCCTGAACGATTCCACATCATCGATGTAATATTCTGCAACCGGGACAATGTTCTGATCTTCCAGTGTCTTCGATATCATAAACGTGAAAAAGGAAGTTGCCAGAGCCTGACCATTTGTGTAGTAAAGTTTTAATTCTGCCTTCACAATGCCATGATGCTTCAATTCTTCATCAGAAAGAATGTATTCTGCTTTTCCGTTCACTTTGTCTATGAGAGTAAGACTCTTTTTATAGAAAGAGCCGTCCGGATAAAGCAAAACAATTTTCGCATCAACCGCAGACAATGGAAGTGGGACGCCGTCTTTTGTAAAAGAAAAGGACAGCTTGGCGCTGCCCGTGTCTTGCGTCATAAATTGGATGTTTGTTGCTCTCCCGTCTGATCTGCGGGAATTGATATCATAAGTCACGTTTGCGTCTTTATAAATCAAGGTTCATCCTCCTTAATGCTGCGGTGTAACGATCATCTTTGCTACTCCGTAGCCTTTTTCTTCGTCATATGGCATTTCAATTTTCATGACAGAGCCGTATCCATTGGACTCAGATTTTGTCGCTACTCCATTAATAGCAGATACGCTATCGCCTACCCCGACTGTGGAATCAATACGAACAAACACCTGACCAATTAGACCGATGACATGCCACTCGTCTCGCTCTTCACGAGGTTTATAAGCCTCTGAAGGATCATAGTCTGGATTTTCCGCCGGAACCGTTATAACCCGTTCACCGTCATAAACCTCTCGATAAATAATGTCGCCAAACTCATCCCTCAAGTACCGGTCTTTCCAATCGAAAGCAGCACCGCCGAGGACAAGCCCGGCCGTCTTCGATACGACACCGAGAATCTTATCGCCAACGTCGGCTTTCCGAATCTTTTCACCTTCCAAAGCTACAAGGTAGGAGGCTTCAATTTTCTGGCCGTCAGTTGACTCAAAGTATTCCGCGAAGTCTTTAAGGTCTGAGACGCTTTCTATTCGGCTTGTGGCACGCACAGTTCCATTTTTCGCATCCAGCTCAATCTTTTTGTTTGCTTCTGACGGATTACCGTTGCCGTGACCCAAGGCAAGCGTGTATTCCTTGCTGTTCTTTACGTTCTTCGAAAACATAACGCCAGTTGATCCGCTGTCTCCGGTCGTGTGCGAATTCCATGAGAACATTACGCCGTTCCGCGAACCCTCCGTCGTTGCACCACCAGCAACGCCAGCAATGAAATTCCGCTCGCCCTTCGCGATAATCGTTCCCGATCCAGCTATGATTGCACTTGTATCCGTTAGAGGTGATCCCGATTTGGCAGCAGCCCGGAAGCCGCCTTTTATGTTAGTAGGTACCGAACTATATTTTTGACCTGCTAAAACAGCCGCATTAGTATAGCCAACAGCCCGTACTGCTGTTATATCAGCCTGGTTGTTTGGTGACGAAATTCCTATACTGCCGCCTCTTGTATGAGCAATACCGTTCATTAAAGTGACATAGTAAACTCCGCCGCCGATGGAAATCCCCTCTGGAGCTGAATCATGAATGGTGAAATTTGAAATACGAACATCATCTGTTCTTTGATCACCGCCATAGATACGGACATCCGAACCCGCCTTCGCAAATCCAGAAATGTTCAAACCATTAATGTTAATCTTGCGGCTTTTATACTGGAAGGCGATAACTGGGGTCCCTTTATAGTCATAGGTAGGATCACCAAGTGCTGTAAAGCCCAGTACTGTAACACGCTGATAAGCAGAAATCACAAGCGCTTTCGGCTCTAGCCCAGCGTACAAATCATTGAATATCGGCTCCTTAGCTGTACAGTCTACTAAAGTGACATCTCTTGCTGTTTCGCTCCAGGGCTCATTTGCATAATGATGTCCGATATGACGAAGGTCATACGCTCTCACATCACGGAATGATTGATGACCGTAAACATGAACATTAGAAGGTGCCGGCCACTTCGCATGTGCCTTTACTTCCACCCCACGGACATTCCCTTCCGTATAATTGTTAAATAACCACACGTCTTTAGAGCCGTCATCTACTTCAATACCATTTGAATTGGCTTTACCAAGGGCATGGGCTGTTCCAGAAGGATATAAACACCTATTGTTTGTGATGAAGATATTTTTGCTGTAATGAGTTGTAATTCCATCGTCTCCATATCCTTCACAAATACATCCATCAATCCAAATTGAGTCACAACCGTTTTTAGTGTAGTCACTATCCGAAATATCGTAAGTAGGTGCGGAAATATCGATTCCATGCAACGCCGGGTTTACAGTTCGAACTCTTTGAACCCAAGCGTTTTTTACCTGTGCTAACAATAAGCAGCTGGATTTTACTCCACCCATGGCTTTCATGGTTCCATTTTGCCGTTCACGATTCCAATCAAGTGTCATATCACGAATTACGATATTTTTGTTACCGCCCTGATGATCAGCGTTCGTAATTACCCATTCATCTGACGGTGTCTCATCATGAAGAATAAGAGTGGTAATATCCATTCCGTCTCCCTCAAAGATGACGTTGCTTCTTAGCTTTACACCGCGAACAACATAGACACCTGGCCCCAGTTTAATTTTCACTTTACCATTGCCCATGGCTTTCATAATCGCTTCGGAACAGTCTGTTACCCCATCCCCTGCTGCACCATAATCATCCACATGTACGACACGTTTTATTCGCTTATTCAATCTCATATAATCACGGTCAAGCCGTTCTTTTAATAAGGGCGCAATATTGCCGTCAGTATCAACACGGGCATCGACGACCTCTTTTACATTTGTTCCGTCAGCATTAAGAATCAAATTACGCATACGATTATAAAGGCTTTCAATATAGGTTCGGAGAGAAAAACCTTGATGGGTAATTTGATCGGAAGTATGAGCTGTTTGAGACGTTTTATGCGTTTTAATCGCATCATCAAGACTGTTCAACCCATCTTCTATAGTTTCTGTATCTGCTCTTTGCTGTGCGATATATCTTGCATTTCGGGTTGTATCATAATCTTTAATTAACCTGAATGCCATGAGATCACTCTCCTTTCTGGACAAAACAAAAAACACTCTGGAAAGAGTGCCTTAGATCATCATTCTGAGTTTTTGCATGTAGCGTTTTTGGTCTTTTAATCTTTTTTCTTGTTCCATCCGGATATCTTGTATATCCTTTCGGAAGTTAGCAAAAGTCAATGTAGGTTTTGCGTAAGGATTCAACGGCTTATATTGAATCGACAAAAGCCGGACATCATCTTCGTAGGTGACACCATATGAGGTATCAGCCAATATGTGAAGCGTGTCTCCCTTCCAAAAATCTTCTTGTATCTTCAAAAGCTTCGGCTCGTAGATATATTCATAATCCACTTCTATTTCCGTCTGTGGATATGGGTTAACATACTTTTTTAGAGCTGCCAACATACTGGACTCTTTTTTATATTTTTCATCCCTCAATGGTTCTGCCCATCTTGGCATACCATCAATCAAAAATTTATCTTCATCTGGATGCTTGTACAATACAGGGGCAAAAACATACTCCGTTTTTTTGCTGTCGGTGCTGCTGTTTTCTTTAATTGCACCATAACCCCTCGCTCTGGTAGAGCACCCTTGAGAAGAGGTTTTGATTGTGATACCAGGCATATTATAACGAGTATCAAGTGTATGATTTATTCGCTTTCCCATTTTCTTATAAACATAGACTTTATAATTATCAACGTCCAGCTCCAAACCATAGTCTTCGACAATTTCATCCATTAGCTCATTTCCGAATCTATCTCCAAAATTCTCCTGTTCAACGCTAGAGAACTCACTTTCTTTGTCCTTAAAGATGTACCTTAATTTTGTGCCTTTAAAAACAAAATCAAGCATCTTCCTGACGGTAAACGTCCCACTGATTGTATCTTCTACATAGTGATTATTCAGCGTTACAACAAAAACGTGGCTTGCTGTTACTTTTTTAGAGAGCATCCCTTCCTGGTTAATCTCAATATCTGTGATGAAATACTTTTGATGATTGAATTTTTTCTCATCCAGATAAAGAATATTGTCATTCACAAGCAAGTCATATTCGGTGCCATTATCAGCTGTCCGCGTGATCGTAAATTCAATATCCTTTTTCCCTGTCGTATCGTCTAATAAGTCCGGATCAGCTCCGATAACTTCAATAGCTTGTGTATCATCCTGACTTGCGACATGTAACTGAGGAAAATATACATCTTTAGGAAGGCTCATATTTAGCGTTATGTCTTTTCCGTCAAACTCTTTACTTGGCAGGTCTACGGTCGGATCAGGATTATTTGGTTCATCAGGATTATCGGGCAGCCCCTCAGTTGTATCATATTGGGTTAATTTGTATGTGAAAATAATGCTGTTGAGCTTTGTTGCATAATTTGGATCAGTTGCATATCCAGCTTTTACGAGGGCAGCCGTAGCTTTTTGATAATCCGTTTCTCCGACAACTGCCCTGTAATGGTCCTTATCCCAACTTACACCATTGAGATACAAGTTAGCCAGGTCTTCAATCGACTCTTTCCATGAAGGGTACTTCCTGAATTTCGCTGGCACTTGAACATTTTCACCATTGATCACTTCCCATGTCATCATAGTGACATATTGTCCGTTATATTCGCCCTTCATGCCAAATAGGTTGTGTCCTTTTGTCGCAAGTTCACTTGTTCCCCATGCGCTCTCAAGGCACCCTTGCGCAATAATTAGCGATGCAAGGATATGATGATTTTTATAAACGATTTGAGCATCGACAGCTATTTCTTTTATGAAATCCTCTTTAGCCACCAAACCACCACCTCTTACAAATAATAAAGCCGAGTATCAAATTGAATGTTGAAGTCGTTTGTATTCTGAACTTCAAACTCATTCCATCCAATTTCAAGACTCGGCAGACGGCCAGATGTTTTAATCGGTTTGTTATTGATTATGGTGTACTGTTTCAAGAAAGAGACTTCTTGTGTCTTTTGGATTTCCTGCTCAATCGTTAATTTCTCACCATTTGTATGATTGATTAAAGTGATATTTTTGCCTGCAGCTTTCAAAATAACGTTATAGTCATGATCAAGTGGATTGATTTGCACATCTCCTGCATTAAAAACAGAGAATCGTTTTTTGTTCTTAAAATAATAGTCCAAGTTATCATCCGATCGGAGATTCATCCCGTGATTCCAATTTTCACCGTTAAGATTCTGAGCCGTTTTTGTTGTATATTTCGACTCTGCCATGCCTGTGATATTAGTAAATTCAACAGAAAAATCGTTATAAGTTTTCTCCTTCTCTTTTGAAATACTGAAATTACCATCACAGGTAACTAAGAAACGGCGATTCGGCAAAAGATCAGAAGAAATATAATAAGGGAACGGCTTAACCAGCAGTGCATAAAGCTGATGCCGATACATATAAAAATTCTCATGTATGCGAGCATTCAAATAAATTTCAACATCTATTTTTCTTTCCGCGTAAGTCACATCTCGTGGATGTTGCGGCAAAATCAGTCCGTGCCGCCGAGGGATCGAAATTGTTTCCCGATTAATCTTTGGAGCTTCCGGCAAAAAGCTTAATACTTCAAATTGAGGGAGTAAGCTGTCAAGGCTCTGCTCCCCTAGTCCGTTATTGAAATCAATAAACAGTTTTACCATGCAGGCTTACCCCCGTTTCTGTAACGTTTTTTGTTATATCGGTCCGCACTGGTTTGATCAACTCTAGTTCCGTCTATATACGTGTGATTATCTTTCAAAACAAGCTGCTGCAAAAGCTGAATGTTTTGCTGAAGAGCATCTATTTGCTGGCTCATCATGCTAATTTGCTTCTCTTGATTCTCAACCACACGGCTCATGTCAACATTCACATTGGGTTGCGGCGCTGCCTCGGCTTTAGTCATTGAAGCTTTTTGAAGCAGTACAAGGGCCTTTGAAATCATCCCTTGTTGAAGTGACGGAAGAACACCCAGCTCACGGCCTACACGCGCCCATAAACCGATGTTGCGTTCCCGATACGTCGGGTCTGTTGTAATCGTAGTTTCATCAAAGCCCCGTTCGTTTAGAATCGCCCATTTAGAGCCGCCGCGCCCCGGTGAAGTCCCTCCTTTTGCGTATCCCACATACGGGCCGCCGCGAGCCATTGACTTCAATCCTGGGTGATTGGAAATATCCCCATAGCGACCTTTAATGTAATTGATTGCAGCCAAAATGTTATCTACCGGATTCAAAATGTTATTGTGTCCAGGAAACGCATTGGATGAAAATGTACTCGGGATGGTCTGCATCAGCCCCCGAGAAGGATGGCCGGCTCTTGCATTTGAGTCAGTAAGGTTTATTGCATTGGGATTTCCACCAGACTCCTTCATTGCGATGGTAATCAAGCCAGGAACCCATGAGAATGGTACGCCCGCAATGCCAACAGCTTCCGCTACCCATTTTTGAACCTGGGCAGACCCTGTCGCTCCCTTATAAGCATCTGCTGTGAAAAGCCCGGCATCCGGAAGAATGCTTTTTAAAAACTGACCAGCCCCATTTTTCAATGTTTGGAGGATTCCAGTTCCTAATGAGTCCACACCTTTGCCTGACTTAAAAGGGATAAAGCCCTTAAACAAGTTCTTAATCATTTTCTCGGGGCCATTCAAGATCATTTCCATAGCACCCGATGCAACATCTTTCGCTTTATTGACAACGCCCTTCCCTGCTGAAATCGCTCCTTTCACAAGCTTCTTGGAGCCATTAAGGGCGTCTTTGAAGAAGCTCCCGACACCTCCTGCATAACCAGGAAGACCAGTTGCCATAACTTCTTTTGACTGACTGTGTGGGAGAACCGATGTACCACGCGGTAGATCCCAAACCTGCGGGCCGCCCATTCCAACCACATACGTTCCGATGCCTGGTGTATGAGCAAGTTCAAAACCTTCTTCACCGACTAACGCCCTTCCGCCTGGGTGAAAGTCTGTCCCTTTAGCATAGGCCCTGCCTGGCGCTACCTGCATTTCAGAATTTCCGCTGTACCCTTTAGGCTTCCATTCAGGAATGGTGGGAATGTGCATGAACTCAAGAACAGTATTGATTCCGCCGGTAATTTTATTAACAACACCTGCTAGATCAACGAGAAAAGTATCCCATTTTCCGAGCACTTCCCCTGTCTCCCAATCTACTTCTTCTAAATGCCCGGCAGCCTGCAGTTTCGCTTCACTTACAACGCCTTTATGAGTTTTTTCAGCCTGTTTCACAACCTGATCTTTTTGACTCTTCGCAGAGCTAACTGTATCATCATGTTGTTTTTTAGTGATAGAACCCTTGACGTAATACTCTAGATCAGCGTTTTTCACTACTTCTTTATATTGCTTTTCAGCATTCTTGACCACATTGTCTTTTGCTTTTTTGCTGTTTTTAACTGTGGCAGCTGCTTCTTTTGCAGAAAGTTGAGTTTTGTTGTCTTTTAATTTTCCGGCGATAATTGTCTGCTCCTCTTTACTTTTAGTAAGAGCAGATTCAACATGGCTATTCATTTTCTTAATAATCTGTTCTATTTCCTTACGTTCGTCATCTGTAATATCTCGGTGATCTTTAGCAGCATTTTCCCAAATCTTTTTGATGCGCTTGGTATACCCGGATATTTCTTTATGCTTGTCCTTATTGTTGTCTTTGATATTCTGTAATGTTTCTGTCTTCTCTTTTTCTGACATTTCTTTATTGGAAGCATAAAAATCACTTAACACTTTTAAAGATTTATCAGTGCTCTTTTGATAACCGTCAAGTATGGTTTTGCCCATCTTCTCATACTCGGTGGACATGTTATCAGCAATTTTTTTCGTGATCTTTTTGTTGGTTAAATAGTAATAATTCAGCTTGGCACCGACTTTAGTATTCATGTCTTCATACGCATTAATCGCTTTTGAAGTGGATTCAGAAACCTTATCGCCAAAGCCGATCGTTGCTGGTAGCACCCTTTTTTTCAAGTTGTCATAATACTTAAATCCTGCATCAGCTAAGAGGGTAACACCAGTAACAGCTATTCCGATCGGTCCCCCAAGCAAACTGAGCCCGCCGCGCAAAAGACCGACAACTCCGGTACCTTTTTTAAGAATGTCAAAAAGACCGAACCCACTTTTCGCAAGTTTCATAAATCCGCCAGCGCCTTTTACTGCATTCACTCCAGCTTTTACAATGCCTGATCCAAATTTGACAAGTTCAGGTGCAAAAGAAAGGATCAGCCCGGCTATTGTTCCGACCGGTCCGCCAAATAGGCTAAGTCCAAGACCGGCTACACGTGAAGCACCGCCAAGACCACTCATCGCTCTTGTGCTTCTGCTTGTTGTTTGTTCAAGCCGTCCAACTCTTGTTGTAGCAAGTGCAGAGGTTTGATGGAAACGATCCATCCTTGTGGATGCTACTGCCGCAGCTGTTGAAGTGGCAGTCATGCCCGCGGCCGCTGCTCTTGAGGCTGTGCCAGCCGCAATCGCCTCAGCAGAGTAAACGGTTAGACTTGTAGAAGCCCGATTCACATTCCCGGTTAAATACGCCCCAGCTGTGCGAAGCATATTCCAACCAGCAGCCATTTTCGGAATTGCACCTAATGTGAGCAGGAAAGCACCGCCCAAGAGCGAGAACACGGTAACAGCCGCACCTGTAATGGCAATTGTGCTAGCCACTGAAGAAGGCAAGGAATCAAACCATGTGACAGCGCTTGTAATAACGTCTGTTGTAGCACGTATCACCGGGATGAATTGATTTCCAAGTGTAATAACAGCATTATTTGTGGCCGATTTTAGGTATTCAAATGATCCGGCCAGGTTGTCCATTTGCTTATCGGCGATTTTTTCTGCCGTGCCGCCGCTGTTCTCTAATTCTTTTGTAAAGTCTTGGAGTTTATCCTTTCCAGCGTGCATTAAGGTAATGAATCCTGAAAGAGCATGCTGGCCGGCAAGCTGTTTGGCAATCCGGATTTTTTCCGTCTCTGTATAATCTTTCGTTTTCTCGGTGATTTGTCCCATGATATCAGCTAACGGCCGCATTTTCCCAGTTGAGTCCGTTACTTTAAGCCCCAGCTCTTCGATTGCGGATGCTGCTGGCTTCGGAGGCGCAGCCAAACGAGTTAGTGTAGACCTTAATGCCGTTCCGGCCATATCAGCTTTAATTCCGCTGTTCGCCATGATGCCGGTTGCCGCGGCCAATTCTTCCATGCTTACGCCCGCAGTTTTTGCCGCCGGGGCCGCATATTTCATGGTTTGCCCAATCTCTTGGAGAGTAGCATTCGAATTGGTAAACGTATAGGCCATAACGTCGGCAACACGGTTTGTGTCTTCTGCTTTGATATGGAACTCAGTTAGGATGTCTGAAACAATATCAGCTGTGACACCTAGATCGGTTTGTCCAGCTGCCGCAGTTGCCAATAAACCAGGCATTGCACCAATGATTTGATTGGTTTTATAACCGGCCATCGCTAAATACTGCATCCCTTCAGCTACTTGCCCATCAGTGTATTGTGTTACGGCCCCAAGATGACGGGCAGTTTCAGTAAGCGCGGCCATTTGGTCATCCGTTGCATTTGCTAACGCTGCAACCCGGCTCATTTCCTTTTCAAAGCTGGCTGCAGCCTTAACAGTTGCACCTATGCCAAGGGCTCCAACCGCCCCTATAGCTGTCAGCGCCTTCCCTGTTTCAGTCGCTGAATTATAGACAGCCTTTAATTCTTTTGATACTTCTTGTGAATCCTTTTTAAAGACAGAGAAAACACTTGCAGCCCGGCTAGTGTTTCCTGACAAGGTATCATATTCTTTGCTGACTTGCTGCAGTTCTCTTCCTAAATTTTGATGAACAGCTATTGCATCATTTAAGCGCCGAGCTTGGATTTGTGTCTCGCGGTTGTCCTTTCCTTTTTGACGCGCCAATTCATCATATCTCTGACGGTGTTCTTGAACTAAACGGCCTTGAATCTTATATTTATTGTTTAGGCCTTCCATTTGCGACTGAAGGAGTTTCGTTTGGTTACCGGTATTTTTATAAATACTGCCGGCCGCCTTCATTTCTGAGTTTGCCAGGCGCATTTGCCTTTTTAGGCCTTCAATACCTCGATTAAAACCTGTATCGTCAAGACCTACTTTAACAACCATATTTCCTATTGGTTGAGCCATATGTAAACACCCCGCTTTCCTGGCATAAACTCAACAAAAAAAAGACAGGTGAGCACCTGTCTAAAAGATTTGGTCAATTGTTACCGTCTTAATTTTCGGCTTATTCTTTTCAGCCAAAACCTCTAAGTAATGGTAAATGTCCATGTTATCTATTTCAGTCATTTTCCACCCTTGTTCAAGCAGTGTGGAATAAATTTCATTTATTTGCTGGATTCCTCGTTCGTAGGTGTATTCTTCTCCGTCTTCTCCTGCAAAAAATCTTGATCCATTTCCTCAATTTCTTTGTATCCAGCTACCTCTGAGAGAATTCGGCTGACTTCTTTTGTCACTTCAAATGATTGTAGCCCTTCGGTGAACTCGTCATAAGTGAATTGGTCACGGAAGATTTTCACAATAAACTGGATTTGTTTCTCCAATGTTTTGATGCTCTTTTCAAGATTATCTGATGTTTTTTCCGCTTCAGCATTTAATCTCAGCGCTTCAAGAAGTGTCTTAGTATTTGTTCGCGGTGCAATAAAAGTTTTAAACTTTTTTTCATCTTCAAACCACAATTTGATAGAAATATGTTTCTGAGCCATAATGACTCCTCCTTTTCGTTAAATAGATTTTATCTGAATAAAGAGAAGCTTTTCAGCTCCCCTTTTATTTCCCAAGATCAGCACTTACATTTTCCTCTGTGTCTTGTTTATTTTGATAGGCATCCCCAAAAACTGCCTTATAAAAATGATCTAGATCGAATTTCTCCCCATCTTCGTCCGCAACGATTTTAAACACATCGTCCTGCTCTCTATCTACGAATTCGGCTGAAAGTTTGATCGTTTGGAAATCCGTTTTATCTTGTTTTGTTTTCCATTCATCACCCGGTAAAGAGAACCTCCCTTTTACCAAGCCCACATGACGGGACTTGCCGTTTGCTTTAGGTCCTTGAAACGTCATAGCAACCCAAGGAGGAATGATATTTTTCTTAAACAAATACAATCCGTTTTCATCTTGTTCAATTCCAAGTAATTTAGAGAGAATCTCCATTGGCAGATCCCGCATTTCAATGTCTAATTTAGTTGAACCAGTTGAAACTGCAAGATCGACAAGTTTGTCATCCGCATATTGTTTTTCTGTGGATGTTTCTGTTTCAACTTTCATATTGATTGCAAATTCGTAGTCAAGGATTTCCGTGGTAACAAAAAATCCCCCCACCTTTTTTAAGGGTGCGAATTTCACATTCTTTAAACCTGTAACTGAACTGTATTCAGGCATCTTAAAACCTCCAATTATAGTAAAATGTTCGCCTCGAACCGATATCCTTTTCGAATAAGACGTTCTTTTTGTAAAAATTCATTGATTGGGACAGTTGTCTGAAAGTCCATGCCGCCCATTACTTCCACAATAGGGGCAAAAATAGGATCACATGAACTATTGTGGTACACATCGATCTGATAAACGGCGCTGTCTTGTATCGGCTTCCCATCAGCCCATTTAGTTGTCCTGTAGTCTATCTCCTGAACCACAATGTAAGGAGGAGAACTTTCAATCCCTTCTGGTACGGCCAGTTCATAAATATTTGCAGGATCAATCAATAATAAAAGCGCCGGATGGGTTTCCAGCGCTTCAAATATCTTGTCCTTTAATTGCATTGATCTTTCAATGAGGTTTAAAAGACTCATAGCTTATACCCCGCCTTTACGACCTTTTCCATAGCATCAAGCATCTTATCATTCGCCTGGATCATACTGTTTCGAATAAAAGGATTTGCTGCCTGATGAATGGTCCCAAACTCCGGCAAGTGAACACGGAATTTAGTGTCCTTTGTTGGGCCGACAACCGCATATATTTCTCCGTCTTCATCTCGCTTTATCCTATTTCCTACAATAATGTCCTCATCTATGTGAGGGTGCTTACCCCCAATAGCTGACCGCGGAGCATTATCATTGATTACTTCCGCCAATACAGCACCGCCTGCTTTTACGGTTGCTTTATGGACTTTTTCGTCCTTGCGGGCTAAGTCTGCGAATGTAGATTCCAGTTCTTTAAAACCCTTTAATTCCAGTTCAAAATTCATCAGCTCACCACATTTGCTTTAATTGTAATGAAGTGCCGACGCGAATAGTTAGGCAAGATCGACTCAATTTCATAAGCTTTTTCACGAAAGATGATTCGCATATGCTCGTCTATGTCTTCGCGATGACGAATTGTAAATTCCACTGTCTTTTCCTTCTGGATCGCAGCCGCAGCATAATATTCTCGGCCTTTTAAACCTTCAGCTTTAGCCCAGCATTCAATTACCGTTTGCCAGCTGTCCTTTCCATCCACAGGCAGGCGGCCAGCAGGCTTCTTTTTCTGAAATTGAATACGATATCTCATGTCATTCAACATTAGGAGCAGCCTCCGGCAATGTATATTTGAGCTGATTGATCATGGTAGTCAGCACTCCGTCCAAGTTAGAAGTTGTCCCGGCAATTTCTCTATTTTCATACCAGTGAGCAACGAATGCATTCACACACATTGCCGCCCTGGCTGATTTATTCGGGAATGTAAGACCAGTAGCCGAAGCAATGTATTCTTTTGCTGATGCAATAAAGTCTAAAATCAAATCATCCTCCAGATCACCATCAACCCGGAGGAACTTTTTTGCCTTTTCTAATTCAACTTTCTCTTCTTCTGTCACTCGACATCACCTGTCTTTCATTCAGCAGAAGTGTTCGGTTTCAGCTCATCAATTTGTTTTTGTAGCCCATCTAATACGTTTTTCACTTCACTATTTAAGTGATCCATCATAACGCTGCCCGTTCCAATGTTAATGCTGCGGACTGATTTTTCTCCCAGCATTTCATGTACAATAGATTTTTCGCCGATAACAGCTGGATCACCCTTTGGACCTTGGGGACCTGGCTCACCTTGTGGGCCAGCATCTCCTTTTGGACCTTGAGGACCAGTATCTCCTTTGTCTCCCTTTGGTCCCTGCGGACCGGTATCCCCTTTAGGGCCTTGAGGCCCGGGTTCGCCTTGAAGGCCTTTTACATAGAGAGGATTTTGTTCGCTGTTGTCCGCGATAGAGACATCCGTAATCGGTTCCCCTGATCCGTTGTCTCTTGCTGATGTTTTTGCTCCGTTACTTTCATTTAAAAAATCTGCCATGTTAAATCAATCCTTTCGTTTTTTATTTACCTAAGTCCGCAGATTCAGTCGATGGTGTTTCCACTTGTGCCTCTTCTCCGACAACAAGGTCAGTAACGATGACGGCAGCTTCTGGATCAACAACTTTCCCGTCGAAACGCTCAATACCTCGGAAATATGTTTGATCAGTAAGGAAAGCATCCCCGCCCACATCAGTTGACTTAATTTCGAACTTTTGACGATCGAACATAAAGTATCCACGTTTGAAATCACCAAATAGAATGTGTGTTTTTTGTGTCTTTTCGTCAGTAACAATTTCGTCATAGACTTCAACTGGACGGCCGAACAGAAGGAAATTGTCTTCATTTCTAGGGTCTTCAGCCAAAATACCTCTGCCGTTTTTGTCCTCAATGTTTGCCAGCGTTTCAAACGCTTCTGTGTTCATCACCCATTTTGCGTTTTTGCGGTACCCACGTTTAATCTGGTTTTTGACTTTCCGCAAGAACTTAATAGTGATGAGAGAAGGTGCCTTGATTGATTTGAATTTCCCGCTAGAAATGATTCCTTCAACGTTCTTCTCGCCGCCTACTCCGTAAAAGATTTCATCATTTTCTGTTACGATAGCAGACTCAGAAAGCCAGTCCACGATCTCGCGGACAAAGTTTACAAATGAATCATTTAAGAGCTCGCTAGGCGCAGGCATAAATCCGGCGAATTTCTTCACGTTATACCAGATTTGATCAAATTCCATGTTTTTCAGTTCTTTGATTTGTTCTTTCTCGGCCGTGTTATAGAGTTTTCCAGCTACACCTTTTCTGACAGTGTAACTCCCTGACGGAGCAGTTTTTGGTACAACGCGAACCAGGTTCCTAACAGAGTTTAACTCCTGGATTGATTTCAAAATCTCTTTTGAAATATCGTCTGGTACTGTGTATCCCCCGTCTTTGTCACTTCCAGAAGACAACGAACGATTTTCTTTTAGGACACGCTGCATCATGCTTCTTTCTTCTTCACCAAGGTCATGGCTGCGTCCGGTCAGCACTTTAAACCAAGCATCCCGGTACTCTTTTGTAGCAGTTAAAATATCGCGCTGTTCGGGTTCTTCATCGGACTTTCGTTCGAATTCTGGTACAAATTTTCGTTCTTCACCCAATGCCGGCAGTTCCAAGCCACGCTCTTCTGACATAAGCTCGATTTGTTTTTGCAGCGCCTTGGCTTCATCAAGCATGCTGCGGGCTTCTTCGGACTTCCCTTCATTTAAAAGATTGGATGCCTCTTGTTTTTTCTGTGTGAATTTTTGTCTCAATTCACGTTCTTTTTTCGTCATAGCAACTGTCATTCGTATTTCCTCCTTGAATTTGGACATAAAAAATAGACCTAAATTGTCAGGTCTAAAAGTTCAAGCTCCATTTTTAATTTTTCAATTGGGGCAGCACGCATTTCTTTTAGCTGCTCCACTTTAGCCAAGCTTCGTTCACTAACAACAGCCTCCGTATCGCTATAGGCAGGTGTTGTGACCAGCGATATATCAAAGATTCTATCTATAGCATTGATTCGCCGTTCATAAACTCCTTCTTCATCATTATGCTGCCACTCATCCGGCTCTCCATTTCTGTAATCCAAAGAAAAAGCAAAAGAACACTGATTAACGACTCCGCTTCTAACATTCACCATTAAATCCTTCGCATACGACGTGTTTGTAGGGATAAAACGGAATTTGAGACCTATTGCATCTGTTTCCAGCTCAAGCCTCCCTACGTCCTCAGAAACGGTATTTCTCGCTAAGGGATAATCCTGACGATGATTAAAAAGTGCGACTACGTTAGAAAGGTCTGTAGAATCCAGGGCGTTCCGGCTGATGATTTCTTTAAACCATCCTCCCAACGGCTCGGACCATTTTTCGAATTTCAAAGCGTATCCCTCAATAAAATGCCTTTTCTCTTCGCCTTCACCGGCAGAGCGTAACTCAATTTTCGTTGTCAGATGACGTACTTCCTTGTTCACTTTTGTTTTCACCCCCTTTAACTGATTTTGCTTTACTCATTTGATATTGCTCAAGCGTATCTAAGAACGTGTAATTTAGAGAAACAAGATGACGGTCTCCATTTTCTATGGCATTTCTCTCTTCTAATGCTCGGATTTCATTAATATTCAAACCGCTGATGCGTTCCATTATTTCGTAATACTCAGCCCTTGATTTTGCATCACCGCGTAATTCACTATTAACATTAAATTTGGTATAGTACCCCTTTTTAATATCGTCATCGGTAAACAGCTTAGTAATGAACTCTTGTTCAAACGATACTAACCACGGCTGAAGTGTATTTTTTACATATTCAATAGATTGGTGTTCGATATTGCTAAACGTCGCCCGATCGAGCTCATTGATCTTATGCAAAGGAACTTTAAAAATAGAGGCAATTTGAGCCTTATTAAATTTCATTGATTCTACAAACTGTGCCTCTTGCAATGGCATTGAAATTGATTGATAATCAAGCCCGGCATCAATAATGGCAATATTTCTCCCTGCATTTACCCTGTCCCATTCTCTCCTTGCTCGGTCCTTCGCGCCTTCCTCTAACAAGGTAGGCACTTTCAGAATACCCCTGGGAGTGGCATCATTCTTATACAACTTCGCGTTAAATTTTGTAGCAGCTGATTGAGCTCCGACTTGCTCTCTTATAACGCCTATTGGACTTTTACCGTTAATCCCGTCCTCAGTCATACCTTTAAAATGCAAGACCTCGTCAGCATACAATTCCACTCTTTTTGAATTAATGATGGTTTCATACCACAAAATTCCTGTATTGGGGTCCACATAGGGATGAGTATTGGCCGGATTTAACGGTAGCAAATCAGTAATAAAACCATTTTTATCAGGCTTTAAATACGAATATCCATTGCCCCAGGTACAAACATGGGTCATCATGAGCTTTTTCCAAGTGAAAGCTGTCATGTATTGATTCGGTTTAAGATAAAGTAATGAAGCAATCGGATGCTGCATCCCGCTTTCGATATTTCCATTAACCTTCTGGAATGTATGAATCGAAAGTTTAGCAATATCATCGGATAAGACATTCACACAGGAAAACACATCAGGATGAACCAGTGCAGTAGCTTCGCTTACACGCTCACCGCTTGCTGTTTTGGACCCGCCAAACATATCAACTATCCACTCTGGTGGATCAGCAAGGTTCCAGGGGTCAGATTCGTTTGATCTTTTTGAAAACAATCCTTCTAAAAACAATTAATCACCCCCTTTTCTTGCTTAAAAGCGCAGCATAAAACATAAAAAAGACACCCGTCAGAATAAGACCGATGTTTGTGTTCAAGCGATATGCCGCAGTCAGAATAAAAGCAGCTCCAATGATAAATAGAAAATCATTCAAAAAGAGTAGAAAGCCCTTTAATATTTTATTCACTCTTACACCACCTTTAGAAAGAGAAAGAAGCTGACTGAATATAAGCATTTAAATCAACTTCATTATTAATCTGAGAAGCGCGCACATACGCATTAATTAAAGCTGCTGCCGGATCAATACGCTGAGTTGATTTGGATTTATCAAGCATGATATTCTCCTGGGCGTCTACTTTTGTTACCGCATTACCCATCGCCCATGTTAACAAATCATTTTTAGGATGAATGATTTTTTTCGCCTTCACTTTAGCTCTAAAATCTTTTGTTGGTTCGGACAACGTGGCTACGCCCTGCCGTATTTCAACCATTGTGTATCCATCCGCTTCCATTTGCTGAGCAAACTGCGTGGCGTTGTATGGATCATAACCTATTTCCTTGATTCTCCACCCATTTTGTTTCTCCATTTTTTTGATGAAAGCCCTGATATAGTCATAGTCAACAACTGCACCATCTGTTGTTGTTAGCCATCCCCTTTTTTTCCACAGATCATAAGGGACGTTATCTGTCTTCATTCTTTCATGGAATGTATCCTCCGGCATAAATCCGTGACTTTCTACAGCAAAACTGCCGTCATCTAACGGAAAAATAAAAGATGCTGCCGTTAAATCAATTGTTTTTGATAAGTCAATGCCGACATAGCACTCTCGGTTTTTCAAATCCGGGATTTTATCAGAACCGCAATCTGTCCAGGCTTGCATATCCATATAGCCGTTCTCCCGCATGTTAACCCAGATGTTCATGTTCTTTGTCATGAAATTCCGCATTTTCTCCGGGACGGCAAGCGCGACCTCCAACTCTCCGCGCAAATAATTCAATCCATGCTCATTGGCCGCAACAATCGGGTTAGCTTTAATCCAGTTCTTTTCGTCTTTGACGTCATCACCTTTATCAAGCTCATTGATCATCACAAAGTACTGTTCATTTTGTTCCACCTTATTCGGGTCCAATATGCGAGACACGTAATCATATTCAACACGATAAGCAGGATTATTCAATTCAAATCCGGCTGTAGTAATTATCAGCATCAATGGCTGAGCACGGGCAGCCATACCGGAAGCCAGGACATCATAAATCTCTGAGGTTTTATGAGCGTGGTATTCGTCGATAATGCCACATTGCGGGTTAAAACCATCCCCTGTTTTGCCAGCATCCTTGGAAAGCGCCTCGATTTTAGATTGAGTTTTTGGATGCTCGATTTTCCCATATGCAATTCGATATTTTTTCTCCGGCTTGTTCAAAAGGTCAGCTTGCATAATCTGCGCCTTAATTTCATTCCAGCAGATTTTTGCTTGTTCCGTTTTTGTGGCGCCAATGTAAACCTCGGACATATATTCATCGTTTGCCATTGCTTCATAAGAACCGACACAAGCCAGGCTCTGCGTTTTGGTGTTTTTACGACCTACCTGCCAATAGACTTTTTTAAATCGGCGATAGCCGGTATCTTTATGCACCCAGCCGTACACATTGCCAAAGATGAATATTTGAATAGGCTCAGGTACAATATTTTCCCCCTGCAGAGGTCCTTTCGTATGTTTAAACTGGGTCATCCAGTATAGGAACCGGCGCGCTTTTTCATCATCAAACACATAAGGAAACTCTCTTGTGCCTTCCCGACTCACATCATTTAAAAAACGCTCGCAGGCCCAAATGTGTTTTTCACACGCCACAATCTCACCCGATATCACTTCGCGCGAGTAATCAATGAGAAACTGTTTGATTGTCTTCATACGTTTTTAAACTCCTTTTCGGCAGCCGTCTTTTCCCGCTCCTCTTGCGTGCGGGTGATAGCAAGTTTTGCACGAGCAGACGGTGTAAGGCCAAAGTCATTCGCTGCTGATTTCATTTGATCAAAATAATTCTTTTGCCGCTTTAACAAAGGATGTTCTTCACCAACAAGCTTTATTGGATTGCCGTCTTTGTCTTTTCCTTCTGTATGGACCATGATCCCGTCTTCTTCAATGATTTTAGAAATTGATACATACTGCGAATATGCATTACAATAGGCAGCCAACATGCTGATGTCCGCTTCCGTGATGATTTCAACTTCTGTTAATAGAGCAGCAACCCGTTTGAATTCTTTTTTCCCGACCTTATCCAACCACGTTGGCGGTTTTATATTATCGGATCGCATTTTCATTTTCTTCTCGTGCTCAGCCCTGGCGGCCAGCTCTTCCGTATTCTTTTTATTTGGGTTGCCCTGTATCAATTGAAGCGTCGCGGATTTTGCAGGTCTCGGCATGTTCTCACCTCATTTCACATCAAAAAAGTTGCATTTTTTGCTTGTTTTTTTCACCAATCGTGATACGATGGAATTAACAACAAAACCAGTCGTACCAAGCCCTCTCGGCAATTTCGCCGGGAGGGTATTTTGTTTTTCCGGAACTTTGAAAAGCGGTGTTTGTTTGCAGAAGAGGGGGCGCCGTTCTCCAAACGTTTCCTTTCCAGAGATTTGGATAGGGGGGTAGGGTCACTTGCCCTTACTCCCGTGAACCTTGTTGTGACAGGTGTTACACAGGCTTACAAGGTTGTCCAAGTCTAATCTTTTCGACCAATCTTCCTTTACTTCCACAATGTGATGCACCATGTCAGCCGGAGTAAAACAATGATCTTTCAAACAATGCTGACAGAGATAATTGTCTCGTATCAATGCAAGTTGTCTTGTTCGTTTCCAATCTGTTGATTTATAAAAACTTGTTATTGTTTTGTTTCTTGAATGTTTGTTGTAATGTTTTGTTTCTTCTTGTTGCTGTGTCTGGTGTGCATCACAGTACCGGCCACGGGTGAGGCTGGGGCACCCAGGGGCGGCGCATATTCTTAGGGGCTTAAAGGGCATAACCCTCATCCTTTATTGATTCTTTCGTTACTGAATCATTGCAAGTTTCTTCCTCAAGTTCTTCAGCACTGATTCTCACTACATCCCGATCACTCACACGTGTTGACATAGTACGTTTCTTACCGCCTTCAATTTCAATATTAGTGTTGATTACCAGCTCACCTAATGGTTTCATGCGTGATGTTCCCTCCTTATATTCTTTCTAAACTGCCGCCGAACTCAAGTCGTTAACCGCCAATAGTTCTCCCCGAGATTTACCGGAAGCAGTTTACAGAGAATATAAAAAAGCACCCCACTGGATGCTTTTAACAGAACTTACCTATACATTTTTTCGCTAGTGACTCCAAGATATATAACCAACTATTATCAGAACTTCCGTTTCGATTGATATACTCAGGGAAATTAATTGTTGTTCTAAAGTCAAATTTTGAATGTACAATACTATTTCTAAATTCATATAAAGCTTTAATAAAAATGCCTTTGTTGTTTTCTTTAATTAAGTTTTCTTTATAGGCAAATTCAATATCCTGATCAATTTCTAGATTTTCTAATAAATGAGTAAGAAGGGTTTCCTCCTTTTTCGTAAAAATGCTTTGTATATTTTTCATGAAAAAATATTCATTTCCGTCTTTATTATAAGTTCCGACATGATCAAATATTTGATTCTTTAAATTAATGTAAAAAAAGTATTCTAAGACCCTATAGAAATATAAAGGCTCTTCTTTTCTACGACCTTCATTATAAAATCTTATAACTTCCTCATATTCACCTTTAGAATAATCTTTTATAAGAACCTCATCATTTGCATGATAAGGCTCAATAACTATAGGATGTTCTGTAAAATGATAAATTTCAGGATAATATAATTGTGTTGTTCTATCTTCCGCATGACTAAGCTCAAATATTGCTCGTTCCATAATTGTATCTATTGAGCCGAGATCTATTTTGTTGATAGAAATGGTTGTAATATCATCCCATCCATCACTAACTCCTTTATACCCTAAGACATCATTGAAAAGAAACTGAAAAATCCGACTTGGTCTACCAACTTTCACATTATGTTCTCTAATATTAAAGGCAAAGTCAGTAAAACTATCATTAATGAAAAACTCACAATAATCATTAATATGAAAACCCTTATTTCTCCATATATTTAAGCGCTTATTCAGAACTTTAAAATCATATCTATTTATTTTATGATAATTTAATCTATCATCACATAAACCAAGCTCTTCAAGATTAACAGTTAAATTAATATTTATACTTTCATCTAAAATCTTTATATATGGTGCTTTTGAAAAGTCTATATTTAATAAATCAACATCATCTACCAGGCTTTCATAGTACTCATAAAACATATCCTCATAATTAGACATTTCTATTTTCTCCATTCTGTCAATTATAAGGAACATTATACGTAAATTATAAATTATGTTCAATGCGACAAAAAATCAAGCTATATTGAAAAGGTTCTAAAAGAACCTATCTATATTGTTAATTGTAGTCTACATTCAATTAAAAACGCCTTCCCGATTGGGAAAGCGTCTGTCGGTTTATAACCTATTACCATAATACCTTATTTAAAACAAAATGGTGTGCCGTTAAAGTGCCAAATTTGTGCCAAAATTATTTTAATTAGAGAATTTTTATAAAATGGTTTATTAATTGTTCTGTTGTTAATATTGTGGCAAACTCATCATGCAATGTGGCTATAGATACATTATGAATAGTATTCGCATCATAATATGTATCATTCTGATCCTTCATACCAAAGGCTGCTGTTGCATCAGAAATCAGGTATGTATCAAATCCTAAATTGCCACTCATTCTTGTAGTTGTTGATACACAGTGAGGCGTAGTCAAACCAGTTATCACTACAGTTGTTATTCCATTTAATTTTAAGAAATCTTCTAAATTAGTACCAATAAAACTACTATTTACTTTCTTGGTTATAATCACCTCTTCACCAATAGGTTTTACTATTTCTTTTATAGCAAACCCCTCATTCTTTGGATAAAATACAGAACTAGGATTTTCAGAAGTATGCTGTATGTATATTACCGTCCATCCATTTTCTCTCCAAAATTTTAGTATCTTTCTAATGTTTTCTTCCGCCTCTGGGTTATTTCGCTCTCCCCATTTTTTGTCATCAAAGGCTTTTTGCACATCTACAATTATTAAAGCATTTTTCTTTTCATCCACAAGACAAACCACCTATCTGCTATTCTTATTATTACATTTTAAATATAGATATCACTTTTGTACATTTACTTATACAAAAAAGCTCATCCATTTTGATAAACAGATGAGCTATAACTTGGTTTTTTCCATTACTACCTTCCGCAAAGCCTCCCTTATCCCATCTAGTTGCGCCCTACTTTAATACATGTCTTTTTGATCTAAGCGCAAATATGTTGCACCTCTTCTCATAATGTCATCAACTAATATAAGATTTTAAAGCCGCCATTTCCCTGCCAATTTCCCCGTGTCTCTCCGTTCAAATAAAAAATGGACACCAACCAAAGGACAAATTTCACTGTAGCAGGTGTCTCCATCTTTGATTAAAATCATCTAAATATAATATATTATATTTAATAACTTTACTTAGTCGGCCATTCCCATTCTTAGTTCAAATTCAAATTTTACTTACGATCTTTTTTGTCTTTTTTTCCTTTATTAAACAAGTCAACGTCCACATTAATGTCAAGATTGGTTAGAAGATTTAGTAGTAACTTCCTTTTAAAATCCTTATCAGATTTTTTGTCTTTGTCACAGTCATCATGATGTTTCCAGTCACAATCATCATGATGTTTCCAGTCACAATCATCATGGCGCTTATGATCATTACGATCTTTTTTGTCTTTTTTTCCTTTATTAAACAAGTCAACGTCCACATTAATGTCAAGATTGGTTAGAAGATTTAGTAGTAATTTCCTTTTAAAATCCTTATCAGATTTTTTGTCTTTGTCACAGTCATCATGATGTTTCCAGTCACAATCATCATGGTGTTTGTGTTTATCATCGTGTTTCCAGTCACAATCATCATGGTGCTTGTGTTTATCATGGTGTTTCCAGTCACAATCATCATGGTGTTTGTGTTTGTCATGGTGTTTCCAGTCACAATCATCATGGTGTTTGTGTTTGTCATGGTGTTTCCAGTCACAATCATCATGGTGTTTGTGTTTGTCACAAGGTTTATCATCACACTTAAAGTGGAATAGCTTTACAACAGAACCGCTTCCATAACAGAATCCACTGTAATTCCCTTCACCTTTAATTGAAACCTTTTTGACTTCCTTAGCCACAAGAGTAAAACTACCACTCGTTTGATTAACAGGTCTTTCAATTACTTTCCCATTTTTAAACTCAACTATAACAAACATTACGCAAGGTGGAGAAGTATAACTTTCAATTTGAATCTGGTATTCTCCAACAGGACAAGAAAATTCTTCGAAATAGACACGTTTAACTCCATTGCATGGTTGATAAATATTAAAACTGACTCCTTGCTCAGAAGGATAAACGTTGTTACAGTTCACATTAATATCTGTTTTCCCCATCATTATCACCCTTCCTCTTCACCAAAGTAATAGATTAGTTCACACAAAAGATCTCCTCTAATATCAATAATCCAGAACACCTACCGGTATAACTTCCATCACCTCTTATTGAGATTCTTTTTAAGTCTTCTGAAAAAAAACTAAACGTAGTGCTTCCTGGAATAACGCGTTCAACTACTTTACCGTCGTGAAATTCAATAATAGCTGTCATTACACACGGTGGGTAACTAAAGCTCGAAATTTGCACTGAGTATTCCGCTTCTTTACAAGTTAAATCTTCAAAGTAGATACTTTCTGTACCATTACAAGGCTGGTAAATATATTCATAGAAATCACGAGTAGAAGGGACAAGAGTATTATCACAATTTACCTCTATATCTTTTAAACCCATATTATTGTCACTCCTTTTTTATTAAATTTTTTCTTAGTTACAACCACAGTCTTTTACATTTTCGGCTACATTCAAATTCTTCAACAATAATTTGAAAGCTGTGCCGTACTTCGAATTAGTTAAAGCGCTTGTAGTGATTTGTTTTATGGCTGAGTAATAATTTTCCCCTAAATTTTCTTTATTTTTATAAATTAACATCATACTTTGAAATTTACTTCTAAAGTTTACGTCTTCTTCAATGACCTTATCTAGAAACGCTTCAAGTACAGTTTCTTTGTCTGCCCCATCATTAATCAGGTCAACTACATTTTGCATATTTAATGTTTTTAAGTTTTCCATCAGTTTCGCCTGAGCTAAGTTCATCTTTCTCCCTCCTTTCATTAATACACATGTTATTAATAAAACACTTTATGTGTTTGTGTACCTTAACTATTCGATAAAGAAAATGAGAAAAATCACCTATACTTTTTCGCTAATAAATCACTAAATACATTTTTCCTATCTCCTAAACCAGTGGGCTTTCCTTGATATCATCCTTTTCAATATCCGCTACATCATAAAGGCAATAGATAATATGTACACTAGCAGTGATCCACACAAGGAATTTTCGTCCCAAGTTCTCAAAAATATGAATTAATTAACCATCACTTATATACATATCCACGCAATTCAAAAATTACCCATATATTTTATGTGCAACTCGGCGAACTCTGCCAACCCCTTGTCCTCTCTATTTTTAAGCCATACCCCTAAAATGAATTACACACCTGTTTATTTTGAGGAGCTCAAGAGATAATTCAAAGAAAAAGACTTATCCATATAGATAAGTCTTGAATTCATTCTTTAACTGGCAACACTCTTTTATAAACCTCTTCCCTTAGAGCAAATGCCAGCCGATAGAGAGCTTTTGCTTTTGCACGATAATAGCTACGCGCGCTCAGGTCCATTTCTCCATATACTTCATAGTCATACATTTCTTCTGGCTGCATATAAAGCATGACAATGATCTGCCGTTCTCTTTGAGTAAGCCTGTTAACAGCCCTTTGAATCCTTTTTAGGAATTTATCACGCTGAATCTCCCAATCAAGACGCTTTAACGCTGCATCTTCTGTCGAAGAATGAAATTCATTCGTAATACTCGGCGGAACAATGCTATAAGTGGGTGTAACCTTTGGTAAAAAATCATCTGGCACCTGTAAGAGATATAACCGGTATTGATCTAGCAACTTCTCTGCTTTTGCTTTAGTGGCTTCTTCGTCAATCTGAGGCAGGTTTAATATCATTTGATTCATATTTACCTCCTGATATTTCAAAATAAAAAAGGACACCAAACAAACAGCGTTATTGCTGTAAGTTCAGTGTCCGCAGGCTTTCCGTCTTGGACTATTATTTAGTTCACAAAAAATTAACATTAATTTACTTGGACAAAGTTCCCAAACAGTGTGATAATACAGTTGTATTAAAAAATAAAGGGAGGATTTCAAAATGAAATTAAAAAAAGTTTTAACTGGTTCCGCCTTGTCTCTAGTTCTACTAGTTTCTGCATCACCAGCTTTTGCTGAAAGTCCTAAAGTTTCAAGTTCAAACAATCACGCAATAACAGCGCAAGACATAGAAACTATGAAAGTCGGTGGCTGGAAATCCCGTGATGTTATCCCTAACATACTTCCCTTCGCCCCTTATAAATGGTACTTAAAAGATGCATGGCTAGCAAGTGACGGAACTTGGACAGCCCTTTATGCACGCCCTCTTTAAATTTAACAGAATGAAGCTGCCAACGGACACTTAACTAAAGCATTAGCGCTGTAGGTTCAGTGTCCGCAGGTTTTCCGTCTTGGACCTGTATTCAATTAAACAATTCACCTTCATCCCATTTAACACGGGTGACCTTGCCTTGGTTTGTAATGATTTTTGTTTCCCCATATGTGGGGAGCGGGACCATCCTCGCAACTCCATTGGATAGAATAACCGCAAAACAATCGTGCTGTTTCGTGTCTATGACAAGTTTATCTCTTTCAATTATATGATCTAAATTGATTAATCTCAAACTGTTTCCCTCCTTTTAACCCGCTGCTCGTATGCCAACAAATAAGCGTTCATTTTATCCTTAAATCTTTCCTGCAAATAAAAATTAAGCGCCTGTTCCGGATCCTGCAGCCTTATGGTTTTCTTCTCATAAACCAAAAACTCTATCAGTAGAATAAGAGAATAGTAATTATGCTGCAGTGCTTCTCGATACCAATCTCTAACTGTCAAATCTGCGCTCCAAATTTAAGAACAATCCATATTCTTTAATGAACGCCAGTGAGACAGTACCAACAGGACCGTTTCTCTGTTTTGCAATAATGATTTCGATGATGTTTTTACTTTCGCTTTCCTTGTCATAATAATCGTCCCGATAAAGAAACCCTATGACATCCGCGTCCTGCTCAATTTGCCCTGATTCCCTAATATCAGACATCATCGGGCGCTTATCCTGCCGCTGTTCAACGCCCCTTGAAAGCTGACTAAGAGCAATCACACAAATGTCTAACTCTCGGGCCATATGCTTGAGCATGCGGCTTATTTCGCCTATTTCCTGTGTTCTGTTCCCCCTATGTTTTGCTGATCCTGTAATCAGCTGCAAATAATCAATAATGATTAAGATATCTTTGCCAGCATACTCCCGTTTCATTTTCCTTGCCTTTGACCATATTTCATTTACTGTGACACCTGGGCGGTCAAATATTCTTAGATCAGCAGAACCAAGAATGCCATTTGCTTGTGAAAGCTTGTTCCAGTCATTCGCTGTCAAATTTCCCGTACGCATCGCATCTGCATTGATATTTCCGAGAATTGAAGCCATTCTTTTTAAGAGCTGCTTACGTGACATTTCAAGAGAGAAAATACCTACTGCGCCGCCGCTATATTGATTTAATGAACTCCCCATAAAATTAGCCGCAACGTTTAAGCAAAAAGCAGTTTTCCCGACAGATGGCCGAGCGGCAATGATGACCAATTCTTGCTTTTGAAAACCTGACGTCATTCGGTCAAGCTCTGCAAAGCCGCTTCGCATACCGGTAATTTCCCCTTTTGGGGTCGCTAGCTCCTCGTAAATGTCTAATAGGTCATTTTGTATTACCCCGTCCTCTTCATCGCCTGTGGCGTCTTCTAAACGCATTAAATTGGATATGCCAGTTTGAATAGTTGTGGACACATCTTCATGAACGGCATTTTGCTTAATTTCTTCGGCAATCTTGCTCATTTCTCTTTTTTGCCAATACTCAAATATAAGCTTTTCGTAAAAAGAAATATTGGCGGTGGTCGGCACCGACTCAGTTAAGTCGGATAAATATTTGTGCCCGCCAACGCTGCCTAAGTTGTCACGTCCTACTTGCTCCACGATTGCAACCAAATCTATCGGGATGCCTTTAGAATCTAGTTCAATCATCGCAGCTAATAGATTTCTATGTTTGAACTGCGATAAATGGAGCGGCTTAATCCGACTGTCTTTTATTAGTTCAGGCTCTAAAAGGAGCGCCCCTAAAAAGGACTGCTCCGCATCTATGTTGTATAAAAATTGGTTCGTGTCCATTTAATCACCAATCCCAAGCATTCGTCTGATTTCTGCTTTTGATTTCTCTATGGATGCCCGCTCTTGATCTGTTAGCTCGTTAGGAGCAGCCATTTTCGCAAGATACTCTTTTGTTTCCTCTACAGAGGGAATAGCATTCATCCGGTCAACTGTTGCAGGCTTTGCATTCAACAAGTCTGCAACCTTCGGCGGAAACTTATTCAATCGGCAAAAGTTGATTAGATTGCGGCGTACTTCCTCGTATTCAGCTTCTTGTAAAAGCTCATGCCAAGAATCAATCTTTTCTTGTGTAATCTCAAAGTGATCAAAATATTGTTTGATAAGAGACATGATTTCAAAGGTTTGTTTTTTAATCATCCAAATTAAACTCCTCTCCTTTAGGTACAACAGGTCTCTTTGCTGTCTCCTGTTCTTTATCGCTCTTAATCTTGGTCACAAGCCTATCAAACTGTTTTCGAAGGCTAGATGGACTTAGGATATTGGTTTTCCAAAAGCTGTCCTGTTGTGACCACTTAATTAAGTATTTGATTTGTTTGTCTGTCCGTTTATCTCTTTCTCGGATTAACCTAAATTCATTTGCCCATCTTTCAAGATTTGGCTTTTTAGCATCGGGATTATTTTTGAGAATTTCTTCAAACAAAAATTCCGCATTCTCCATGTCGCAAATTTCATATTTGAGACGAGAAGTATTTATATTCTTTTCATTCTTTACATTCTTATCATTCTTGTTTGTGTCCGCTGACAGTCCGTTCATAGTCCGTTCGTGGTCCGCTTGTGGTCTGTTTGTTTCTTCGGAATCGTGATAAACGCTGTAATTACATATGGTTATGGTGGTTTTTTTGCGGTCCGTTTTTCTAATAATCATTCCGTCCGATTCTAGCATTTCTAAAAAACTTCTCAGCTTCCCTTTTCCCCAGGACCAACGCTCCATCAATTTGAGTTCCGAAGTGATGAAACTGCCTTTTTCAACAAGCAACAGCTCATTACCCAAAAGGACTTTATTGTCTTTATGGTTGGCCAACATCAGGAGATCAAGCCAAGCCTCATATCTTGAGAACTTTCTTTTCTCCTGATAAATCCAGTGATCTTGTATTTTTCTATGAAGCTTTATCCAACCAATCATTAAAATCACCTTTTACTTGTAAAAATTCAATTCATCGCTATAAGCCACTTCTCCCATGAGATAACGGAAACCGGCAATAAATCCTGATATAAAAGCATCCTCGCTTTCATATGCTGCTTTTGTTGAATAAACCTCGTCAAAGTCCTGCAAAAGCGGCTTTAAATCCGTCGGCAGCTTCTCGCTTAACAATGCATAAAGCTTATTCATTCGTTCATTTGCTCTGGTTGTTTTTTGTGACCATTCAATACTCTCTTTGTCACTGTCTAATGGATCATGTAAAGCCTTCGTCGCTATCAATTTGAGCATAGTAACCATGCCAGCGTCGTAATACTTACCGCATACAGTCGTTTTATTTATATCCGCCCCGATCTGTTCACCAATAGCAGCTATTTTAGTAGGCGTACCCATTAATTTCATAATTAAACTCTCCTCGCATTTGATTTATTAGATTGATATTTTCGTTAAGTCATGGTATTGTCTATCTGAATAAATCAAGAAAAAGTGCTGCAACACTCTTTCTTGACGTATGTTTAGACTCTTGCATCTTAGAGTAATGTGAGATTTGGCCGATCCTTCTCTATTGAGGTGATGCGGCCATATTCGTCTTTTTCGGCTTTATACACCGGAAGCGGTTCTTTAATAACCTCGTGTAATATTTTTGAAGTATCTATCTCCCCGCTTATGATTCGATCCATTACACCTCTATAGAAAATATCAAAGAAAACATCATCATCTGGCGACTCTATATTTTTCACAAACACCTCAAGCATGAACCTTTCAAAATCTATTACATCCGGCATATTATCAATTGTGTTTCTAATTTCAGCCGCTCTTTCTTTGCTATGGTCTATAGAGAGAAGAGATAAAAAATCATTCTTTTTCATTTTCCAGAAACCCATTGACAAGACTAAATGCTTTTCAAGGCTTTCTGGATAAGAGGAACTTAATTTAACGGCTTTTTCAATTTCTTGCTTAATTTCAGCTATGGAATTTCCACCCATTTTTCCTGTAGATTCATTCGCTGCCTCTAAATCCTCAAGCTCGGCTAAAATAGACCACAAGCGTTTGCGATATTTAGAAGCGGTGATTTCTCTGCGATTCATTTCCCTCTGTAATCGTTTGATCCACACCAAGGCGTTATATGGACTATATTTTGAAACAGACATAATTTTATCTACGTTGAAAAATTTACGTAGGTCTTGACTCACTTTTTCAGGAATATCCGCCGCAGTCATGCCAACAAACAAATACATCAAATTAGATTCCGCGATATGATCAACACCACGCCAAAAGGCTTTGTATGTGTCATTGATGAAAGCATGAAATTCCTTCGTTACATGATTCACTTCTACTTTTAAAGCTTTTACACGACTATAAAACTCAAATTTATTCATATTCTCATCCTCCTAAATTAACGGCCGCCATGTTTTAATCCATGCCTTAGCATCCTCAAAATCTAACTTTCTTAAATCCCTGTATGAAGGCACTGCGAAAGCGTCTCTAAAATTGCGGTAAATACTTGAAAATAGGCGACGTGTCCCCTCTGGGCTGTCATCGTATCTATCACGTATTTCATAAACACGCTTTTTAATTTGCTTTTGGATAACATTTTGTTGAAAGGAGTCGATACTCAAATTGTCTTCAAGTCTGCCTAAGCGTTTGTCCTGCTCGTTCTGTTTTTGCTCAAGACGGATCATGTGTTGTAACTGTGGGCTTAACTGTGAATAACCAGTTTGTAAGTGGTGCTCCATTTCATTAAATCTTGTAACGTATTCAGCTGTGAATAACACGCCCTTTTCACCCGTCATTTTATTTGCAACCATTTCACAGCCTTTTTTTGTTAGAAGATAATGAGGTCTTACCTGTCCTTTATTGTCCTGATAAGTCGAAGGAACAAAGAAATCTAACGCCCCCAAATTTGGGTTGGTTGAAATTACATCAATATATTTCTTGATATCCCTCAAAAGATGGTCGTGTCGTTTGTCTATATATTCAGCAACATCCCGACTATCAATGAGATACTGCCCGTTTGTTTCAATTAATTTCAAAGTGCTATTCATGTTGTAGCCTCCATTCTTTCCATTTCCCTGTGTCGAACTTCAATTATTTCTTGTTCCTCAGCTTCGCACATATGTACGCAGTATTCTTTTTCTGAGCTTACAAACTCAAGCATCACACGGCCTTTTAACGGCTGTGTCTTTTTTGCTATTTCAAACTTCAAGCCTGAATTATCACTTGGATTTTTTGAAAACGCGAAAAGCGGTCCACTATTGAACAAAAAATCAATGAAATTGTAAGATGCTTCAATATCTAAGTCCGGTTCCGGATTTATTATTTTAATGTCATTCAACTTCAAACTTTCATTCATTTTCCCACCTGCATTTCGTTTAAATTAGTTTAATACTCCTGTTTGAATATAGTTCTGTTGATATTTCCATTTAATTTCTTGGTTGCTCTGAAAGCCATTTGAGTAAAAACTCTTTGCATTGTTTCTCTGGGAAGAGCCATTTCTTTCCAACACGATATTTCGGAAACCTTTCATCATAAAAGAAAGTCTCCTTGATAAAATTCAGACTCATATTTGTTTGTCTACATAGCTCTTTCATATCCCAAAAGGTGTATGAATCTCTGGCCTCATTCAATTTCTCTTCAATTTTTTGAATACAAAGCTGCTTAATTTGTTCTTCATTTACTTGAACAGATAACACCGAATCACTCCCTTATGATATAAGCCATCGTTCCTTTTTAGGAACAACAGGTTCAAAAAAATAGGCGATCGGTACGCCAAAATGAAAATGCATCTTTTTTGCATCTTCTAGAGAAAAGTCCCCGCCAAAACCATTTAACTTTTTACTAATAGTGTTAGGCTTCACTTTTAATAAAGCGGCCACGTCTTTGTGCTTAATTTCATTTTCTACAAAGTATGCTTTGATTTTATTGTATGGTTGTCTATTTCTAGTTTCCAAATCACCGCCTCCTTCCGTTCCGATTAAGGAACAACTCAAATATAAAACACTTTATTTTCTGTGTCAACAAAAAATGTTCCTAATGCGGAATCATTTTTGGATAAAATGTTGCATTTAAGGAACACATATTATAAAATATTCCCATACAAGGAATATCGAATAGGAGAAGATAAAAGAATGAATGTATTTGGTGAAAGGTTGAAATCTTTACGTGATAAAAACAAGCAAAGCATAAATGAATTGGTCTTAGAATTAAATAAAAAATATGAGACAAGTATCAGTAAAAGCATGATATCTCGGTATGAAAACGGACAATCAGATCCAAAAATGGAAATTGTACGGATCCTTGCTGATTACTTTAATGTATCCTCCGATTATTTAGTAGGTATATCTGATATGCAGGTCAAACCTTTTAAATTTAAAATCCATGAAGACGTAGAGACCATTGCTGCGCATCACGATGGAGAAGATTGGACTGAAGAAGAGCTCGAGGAGATTCGTCGCTTTAAAGAATTTGTAAAATCAAAAAGAAAAAACAATCAGGAGTAGTCTATAAATGAGTTATGAAAACCTTTTAATTGAATCAGAAGATACAGTAACAGTATTCGAAAGGAAACTCAGCCGAAGAATAAAAGGTTTATATTCAGATGGAATTGTTTGGATAAATAAAAAGTTATCGAATACAGAAAAAAGAGAGGTTCTAGCTGAAGAATTAGGACATCACTTTACAACTGCTGGCCAAATACTCGATCAGTCAACCGTACAAAACAGAAAACAAGAATTGAGAGCTAGAAATTGGGCTTACAAAAAATTAGTGCCACTAAATAAAATTATTCAAGCCCATAAAGCAGGTATAAAAAATCGTTATGAACTCGCTGAGTTTCTTAATGTAACAGAAAAATTCTTGGACGAAGCTCTTAAAAGATATATTGAAGAGTACGGTTATTTTAAAGAGGTAAACGGACTAACAATTTGCTTTCAACCCTTAGGGGTGATCGAAATGTTCGAAACCTTTCAAGCGTAAAAAAATTTACACAAAAATCGAACACACATTCTTATTAGAGGTGATCATAATTATGGCGAGTTTTCGCAAACATTCAAATGGAACATGGGAATATAGAATTCGTTACAAAGATCCTATCAATCAAAAGTTTAAAGAAAAGTCCAAGCGTGGTTTTTCTACAAAAAAAGAGGCTCAATTGGCTGCAGTTGAAACAGAAAAACGAATTTTTAATGATCTTGAATTGGATAATCACCCCTACTATCTTAAAAATTATCTGCAAGACTGGTTAAAAGAATATAAATTAGGATCAGTGCGCAAAAACACTTTTGAATTACATAAACGAAATATAAATAATCATATCATTCCGTACTTCAAAGACATTGATATTAAAGACATAAAACCAATCCTCTACCAAAAATTTATCAACCACCTTTGCGAACAAAAATATAGTAAACGAACCATCGAAATTATCCATGGAACAATGCGAAATGCGATGGAGAAAGCAGTAATATTAGGAAAGCTCGAAAAAAATCCTTGTTATGGTATCGAAATTAAAACAAATAAAAAACGAGAATACAATATGGAGTTTATCAATAGCGATGACATACCTCTTTTTTTACGTGTAGCATATGAATATGGTTATATGTACTATATTTTCTTTAAAACACTCATAAATACTGGCATGCGCAAAGGCGAGGCTGCTGCTTTACAGTGGTCAGATATTGATTTAAAAAATAAAACCATCTCAATTTCTAAAACTCTAGATTTTAAAGCAGCTTCAAAAGATGAATTATTTGGCGACCCTAAGACTTATACATCCAGACGTATTATTACTATTGATCAAAGGTTGATAAATGAACTTCACGAACTTAGAAAACGACAAAACGAAGATAAACTTCAGCTTAATGAGATCTATAACCATGACCTTAACTTAGTCTTCACTCGCAAAGATGGTTCACATTTACCTAAATCGTCCTTGTTTAATGCTTTTGTCCGAATACTAAATAAAGCTGGTCTAGAAAAACTCCCTATTCATGCTCTTCGTGACACACATGCTGTTTTGCTCCTTGAGTCAGGTGCTTCAATGAAATATGTACAAGAACGACTGGGTCATAAAAGTATTCAAGTTACGTCAGATATTTACTCACACATCAGCAAAAAGATTGATAGGGATTCAATGAATAAGTACGAAGATTATATCTCCACAATTATGGAGTAATTTTTTATTGATTTTTTGTGGGTGTTTTGTGGGTGATCTGTGATTTATATTAAATTGTAAAATAATCAAAAAATCCCCTGACACCAATAGTGCCAAGGGATTGAGAGA